CTCCACAAACATTTTCCTCACCTACACCCAAAGGATCATCGTAAAAATAAGTAAGTCCTTTTGTGTAAACATATTTTGAGTGTACAGCATCCACTGCATAGAAATAAGTATCAACCTTGAATGAATTTTCTGTAAAGTCATCCACACCAATTGTCAATGATCCTGTACATGGTATTACTTCAAGAGAAGTTGCTGTCGGCACTGTTTTAACAACGAATCCATTTACCAACTTTTTGACATCTGGAAAATAATAGCCAGTTGAATTGCTGAGTCCATTAGGGAGGTATTCTATCACATCAGAGAAAGTGGTACAAGCTGTTGTTCCAAGAATAGAATAGTCAATAGTAAATTCTTGACTTGCCACATCAAAGCTGACATTCATAGAATCTACTGTTGGAGATACTTGGGCTTGTGCAGAATTCACACCACTAAACAACAAACCTAATGAAAGAATAAAAATAGAGAAAACAATTGTTATGCTTTTCATACTATAGGTATATTTGCAAATATCTATTTTAGTGTTGTGGTTCTTTGTATTGATTAAAAATTACCAACCTCTCGGTATAATAGCTAAAAAGGCAAAGAATCCCCTTCACCTTTATACTTCATCGAGGCATATAATGGCTAAAAATATTTATCGTATATATTCATTGGATGACTTTACAGAAAATTCATTCAAGGTTGATACTTATTTCTATGCAGTGGATGCTGTACACTCAAAATATGTTTACACAAAAGGACTTACTTATTTTTACGATGATCCTTTGGGTGTAGGTGAGGAAAATGTTTGTGGAGATCCTTTGGGTGTAGGTGAGGAAAATGTTTGTGGAGGTGATATCTCAATTCCTCAAACCCTTTATGTAACTGCTAGTGGTATTCGATTATACGAATTACCTGATTGTTTGGTAGATGTCAAAAGTACAGAGAATGCATTAGTACCTCCAATCCCTGTACCTATAATCACTGTAAATGGAGATAATCCACACTACATCGGCTTAGGTGATTCTTATCAAGATGCAGGTGCTAGTTGTGTTGATGATATTGATGGTAGTAGAGACCAGACTTCTGTTCTAAGGGAGAATGTTGATCCTGATAATGTTGGACGTTACCAAGTATTGTACGACTGTCTAAGTGGAACTCCGTATGCTGTTGAGATTACGAGAGTTGTATTTGTAACTACTCCACCTGAAATGACACTGATTGGTGCTAATCCACAAACAGTTCCCCTAACTGGTTTCTTAGATTCGACCTCTTATGTAGAATTAGGAGCTACTTGTACAGATGCTTTCGGTGTAGATATCTCAGACCAAGTTATAATTGGCGGTGAGATAGTTGATACTAGCAGATTTGGAGATTACACAGTAACTTATAGGTGTCAAGATGCATATGGAAATAATGTTGAACAAATTAATAGAACTGTAACTGTTGAGGTTCCAACTATACCTGGACCTAACCTTCCTACAGCTACATTCAGTCTAAATGGAACTACTGTAATTAATACTGAAGTATTCCAGCCATACACTGATCCAGGAGCTACTTGTTGGGATAATGTCGATACAACTATCAGATACAATGTTTCCCTTGAAGAGAATACTGTTGATGTTAACACACTTGGAAGTTACTTTGTAACTTACGAGTGCGAAGATGACGCTCAAACTTTTCTTCTGGAGCTTAGCAGACATGTAAACGTAGTTGATACAACTAAACCTGTAATTACCGTAAGTGGTCCTGATCCACTAACCCTTACTTTAAACACTTCATATGTTGAGCCAGGAGTCACTTGTGAAGATAATTATGATGGAGATATCTCAGAGAATATTATACTTTCAGGTGATCTTGATATGACAAAGGTTGATAGGTATCTCGTAATTTATGAGTGTACAGATAGTTCTGGAAATCTCTCTGCCCAGAAATCTAGAGAGGTCTTCGTAGTTGCTTCAGCACCTCCAACTACAGATACAACTCCACCTGAAATCACACTAATTGGAAAACATCCACTAACCATTCCTATAGGCACTCCTTATGTTGATGCAGGAGCTACTTGTGAAGATGATGTTGATGGAGATATTTCAGAGCAAATTGTAATTGGTGGTGATACAGTTGATACTAGTACACTTGGAGATTACACAGTAACTTATGATTGTGCAGATAGTTCTGGAAATGAGGCTGAACAAGAATATAGAGATGTAGAGGTTGAAGATCCAAACGTAGGTGTTCCACCTACACTCATTTTACTTGGAGCTAATCCACAATCAATTAACCTAGATGGTACTTACACAGAATTTGGTGCTATTTGTATAGACAGTGCTAAAAGAGATATCTCAGATATTATTGATATTGAGCATGTTATTGAGACTGACAGACCTGGAAATTACGATGTAACTTACCAGTGCGAAGATGATACAAACCAAACACAAGCTGAAAGAACGAGACAGGTAATTGTTTTACCTGCTGTTCCTGTTAATGATTATCCTCTACTTACACTAATTGGAGATAATCCACAATCCATTCCTCTAAATGGTAAATATACAGAATTAGGTGCTATTTGTATAGATGTTGAGGATGGAGACCTTTTTGTTCGCATTAGCAGTTGGGATGTTAGAAACATTGATACTAACACACCTGGACTATACACAGTAAGTTACAACTGTATAGATGAGGCTGGCGAGAATGTTTCTGCTACACGAGCTGTATTTGTTACAAACGAGCCTGCACCAGCTACTATAGATGATACACCAAAAAAGAAAAGAGGTGGTGGTGGATGCTCTGGTGACTGTACTCCTCCAACATTCTTCAAGACAAAGTTTAATCTACCAGTTGTAGAGAATGGCTTTAGCTTTGATGGTGTATCTACAGATGTTACAAACTATCACACAGAATATCCACTAATCACAGTAAACACACAACAAACCTACAACATGAAACTCAAAGTATACGAGTCAAATAATCTAAAATGGTTCCAGATTGCATTTGGTATGCCTGAAGTTGGCATACCATTCAATTATGCAGAGTCAGTAGCTACATTTTATCTAAACTATGATGGTACACTTGATAGAGTTGAGAAAGTAGACAAACACACACTAATTGATATTATTAATAGTGAAGTTAGTAGGGTAGATTGTGGCTATACAGAGTCAATGTGCTATGAACTATCTGTAGACTTTGTTTATCGTGATCAACAGAAAAACAATGTAGTTGCAATTCAAGCAGTAGATATGGCTCGAAATAGTGTAACCCACTTTATGAATGATGGAATTCTTGTTGTTGGTGAATCTATGAATGTCCCACTAGAAACTACAGTCGGAGCAGGTAAAGCTGGTGCGTTTTATCCACAAAGGAGTGGTCTAGTTACCTTAACATTAGTAGATTACAAGACTGATTCTTGGCAAGATGAATATGGTTACTTGTGGACTAGTGATAATTACAAGAGCTTTACTTTACTTGATACTATACCAAAACCAATCAAAGAGCCTGATGTAATGTGGGCTGCAATGACTAGAATGAATTCAAACTTTGCAGATATGATTATACATGAACAAGATAGAGCTGTTCTAGTATTTGATGGAAGTAAACTACTCAATACACTTCCTGGCTCTTGGACCTATGAACTTCCAAACCATATCCAAAAAGCAGCCGAACTTGAAGAAAGAAAGATACTTGAAGTCTACAAATCACAGTTAATTCTAGATGAATTACTTTCTAAAACTCACAGAGCCCACATGGTTAATGACTAGCATCATTAGCAATTAATCTCAAAGTTATTAACAATTCACTCCATTCTTAATATCCTTTATATACTAATTACGTAATGTTTTTTTAAAATGACAATAGGGATAGTATATAATGAAAATAGGAAAGACTCAGCTTGAACATCAATCAGATATAGTAAATAGAATGAGTAATGAGCTAGCTAAAAGATTCTTCATGTATGCAAATAACAATACAGATGAGCCAGTAGATAGCACACTAATTGATCTATCAAAATCAATAGGTTATCTCACTATAGTTAATAATTCAGTGGTAAAATCATTCAAGCAAGAAAAGAGACTAAAAGCTCTTGAAGATAGAATAAAATCAAATCTATCAATCCCTATGCGAATCTTTGAAGAGTCCAACTTGGAGCAGTATAGATAATTATCTCACATGAATCACACATTTGATTATCGTCTAGAACAGATTGAAGCACAATTAGAAGAGATAGAGAATCCAAACGCTAACCAATTAGATGCTGCTAATGTATGGGAATGGATACAAAGGTATAGACCAAATGTAGGGGGTGAAGCTAGAAACTTTGATTTAATACCATTCTGGAAACTATTCTATTTAGATCCACATCAACGAAAAGGTGCATTATGTGGAAGACAAGTATACAAAAGTACAGCAGCTACTGACCATCTAGGATATGTTCCAACTACTGGCTCATTTCGTGCAGCAGGATATGTGGTTCATGATCCTGATAGTTTAGAAGCATTCAGTACAGAAAGAGTTAGAGAAGGAACATTTCTAGCTAATCCACTCTTAGCTAAATTTTTACCACATGGCAGAGCAAATGTAAAGACTATCAAACTAACTAACCATTCCAGGATATACTTTAGACATTCTCAACATAATTACGCTAAAGTAGAAGGACTCACATTTTGGATACTTGTAATGGATGAAGTACAGAAACAAGACCTTACCAAACTACGAGTAGCAATGCATACCATCCGAGCAAAGAAAGGACCATTAATCATGTTTGGTATTGGTGGTGAGGAAGGCAGTTCATGGCATGAATTAGTTATTAGAGAAGCTGAAATTTATGATTGGGCATACGATGATCCAACAGACTATATCGATTCAGTAACAGGTAAGGTATGGAAAAATCAAGGATGGAGAAACAAGCTTTTATTTGATGATACTGGTAAAATAACTAACACGCCTGAAGAACTATCTGCAATCCTTGCAGGTAAACTCCAACTTGTACATTCACCAACTTCAGGCGTGACAACATACAAAATTTATCATTTTCCTCAAGAGATATTCCCAGAGATTCCATTAACCATATCTGATTGTGCAAAATATAAAATGGAAATACAAGACTCTGTTGAATATCAAGAGATTCATGAATCAGATGATCTATTCCAAGCTCACTGTAAGGGATGGTTTTATGCAGCTAGGGGACGACCACTCACACTAAACATGATTCGAGCTTGCTATGACAACTCTCAAGGATTTCTCACACCTCTACAAATCAAAGCATTAAAAGAAAAACATGGTAACTTGTTAACTGTAACAGCTGGTATAGATTGGGGTTCAAACAAATCAGGCAAATCATATACTGTATTTACTGTTCTGTTATGTTACAAGAACACAACTTATTCTCCAGCTCACTATCAAATTGCATATCAGAAAAAATTCACCAAAGAACGCTCAGACTATGAAGAGGCAATGGACCTCTTACCACTAATTGAATCATATCATGTAGATCATACTGCTGCTGATTTGGGATTTGGAAAATCAGGAGTTAAGGTATTGCAAGAAGGTGTGGTCTCTGCTGGAATAAAGGGATTAGGATATGGTAGAGTAAAGGGAGTATTTACCCTGGGTAATTTACTAGAAGAAACTCACACATATCAAATGGATGCAGAATTTGATGAAAAGCAATCAGGAATAAAGAATCCATATCTCAAAGTTCACAAGACAGAAAGAGTTGATGCGCTAGTTCAAATAATAAAATCTACCATTCCTGACATTAATGATCCAACAAACAAAGAAAAGGCAAAACCCAAGCTAGTCATTCCATTTGAGAACCCATATGATATTGATTCACTAGAGCAAGGACTACTCAAAATAAAACGTGCTGATCTAGAAGATGATACACTTGGTATGAAATCAGAAGGTGACAAACGACAAAAGCCTGAAAAACTATACGAGCACTATTGGGATGAAGTCTCTGCATTAATTCATGCATTTATTGCAGATGAAAATTATTCACCAAGCGCATTTAAGATGAATGTTGTTAAGAAAAGGTTCTAAATATCATAAAGATTATTAAGAATTACAATTATTCTTAATAACGTGGTACAATGTTTGGGGTACCGTTCAGGTACAAATTGCAGGAGAGTAGTAAGAACTACTAGGCATGTCAAATGCTGGGAAAACTATCAATTGTGCTCAAAATGTTTTAAATCTCCAAAGACTCTTGAATATCGTCAAAGAATGGAAATGCAGTTAAAATGCATATAACTTTTCAAAGACAGATTAAATGGCATGAAATGGTTTGCTAAATCAAACTATACTCCCAAAGTCAGAAAAGTGAGACAATCACTAGCTGAATTTATCTCACCTCCAAAATTATTCCCTCACAATGATCATTCATCAATATCTCTACAATCAATAAAACATTTCATGCAACAGCCACTAACTGAATTATCACCTGGATTATCACAACCTGTTTGGGGTCCAGAGATTAGTACAGTTGGTGCATATTCTAGAGAAGGATATACCAGCAGAACATTTGATCAACCAGCAATTCCATTTAGCACACAAAATATTGCAATTCAGCAAGACGAAGATATTCAGCTAGCAATCAATCGCTTATCATCACAAGTTACTGGTGGTGAACATTTCATCACATCAGCTAATGAAATACTCACAGACTATTTAGAAAAATTTACTAAAAATATTCAGTTTGATAGATTCGATACCATACTGATTAAAGAATTGTTATGGTATGGCAATTCAGTTTGGAAACCTCGTATGGGAATTAGAAACGTACAGAGATATGAGGATTTAATGCATATCCCAATTACATCATATGTTAGGGTGTGGTGGGATAGACAGAGACAGCCATACAAATATGAGTTTAGAGGTGCAGAGTATCAAGGATATCATAATCCAGGTGAAGTGATACCATTTACTTGGAATCCAGTTAATGCTTCTGAATTTGGTACAGGATTTGGAGTCTCTGCAACTTCTGAGAGAATATTTGATATGGTAGTATCAGGTGACAAAACACAACAAGTTACAATGCCATCCATGCTTGATAGAAAGTATGGCATACAATTTATCATGCAGATGGCATCACAAAGATACGTTCCAAGAAATGTTTACATTGCAATGGGCGGAACTGATGATGACAGAAATCAATTGCAATCATTTGTAGAACAATTACAAATAGGTCAAGACTTGGTGTCAGGCGCACAAATTGACATTAAAGAATTGGGAACAAACACACGAACCTTTAATCCATCTGAATTTACAGAGACTGTTCAATCACCAATAATGAAAGCAATCAATGACTTTTCAGGTAAACAAGGCAGTGAAGTTTCACACTCTTTTGCAAATGCAGAAACTGCAAAAGAAGAAAAAGAAACTGGACTATCAGCATTTACAATTAATGCCAAAGTGCAGCTAGCTGAATATTTGTTTAAACCTTGGTATGATGCTAATCCATACTTTGGTCCAGAATATATGGCAGGATTAATTCCTGTAGAGTGGGATGATTTAGAGTTTGAGTTAAACTTTGGAGCAGTTGAAAAGAAAGATATTCCAATTGAACAACAAATTAAATTAATTGAACTATTCCTAAACACTCCAGTACCAAAGAATCCAAAAACAATTCTAAAATTATTTGAGCAAGCAGGACTGCCAGTTAATGAAGATGACTTTACAGGAGTGGAAATGGAGTATGACGATCCAAATGGCAAGCAAGCAATATCAAAAGCAGAAGACAACTCTGATAATTCCACAGAAGAAACATTACAATTACCACCATATGCTGACATTGGAGGTGGCGAAATATTTCCTGACTTTAATAATAATAATGTAGGTTCTCCACCAATGGATAATGCCATCTATGATAGTATGGCACGATTCCCAAGGGATACACCATTTGTTCCAGGAACATTTCATCAATCAAACCAATCTCAAGACTGGAACTTTGGACGACATTATGAAACAAGGAGAAAAAAATAATGCCAGCTAAACTTGATAGATGTGTAGCTGATGTAAAAAAACAAGGTGGTGTTGATAATCCTTGGGCTGTATGTAATGCATCCCTTGATGGTGAAGAAATTGAGGAAGCAATGATGAAAGAAGTTTTAGAAACTAAACTAAAGGGATGCGGATGTCAGAAGAAAACACACTCTTAATTTTAAAGCCAAATACAATGGAGCTGCAAAAACTAATGCGTTACAAGGAATTAGAAACTAGAGGAATACGAGAACCTGAACTAACAAGAGCAGTTGAGGCAGAGTTTGTAGATTATCCAACTCCAGAGGCTCTACCATTCCCTGGACCAATTACTGGAGTAGATAATGCAGGAAACATTGATCTTGATTTAATCTTTGCATCAGCTAGTCCTCCTTTGGTGTTACCTCAAGAAAATTTTCCTGGTCCATATGAGGTGAGTAATTTTAATCCATATCCGAATAATCCAACACCTGATGTAAATTCAACAGATGGTATGAGCAACACATACAATTTTACAAATTATCCATATGAAGGTGATAATACAAACTGGTTGGGAACAGCAGCACCAAACAACGCACAACCTGCTACATCAGGTATTGAGGGATTTAATTCTGAAAAAGCACTTCCTGAATGGCGATACAATGTAGAGCAATCACAAGTGTATCCAGATAAATATCCTGATATTATACTTCCACCAAGCGGACAATTCAATGAAACAATATCAAAAAGAATTACACTCATCAATCCAATAAAAGAAGCAATTGGACAAATCCACAATCAGTTTGAGTGGTTAGGTGATGAATACATTACAAATGCAAAAGAGCTTGCAACAAAAAACAATGGAGTACTTTATTTGATTCGTGCAGCTTCTGAAACAATTACTGATCATAGAGCAGAAGGTGAGCAGTTCAGAAGAAAATTGTCTGGTCAAGAACTGCAAGGAATGGCAAGAACTGCAATTGGAAATAAAATGGACATCAACCATGATTCAACATATACTACTAATGCTACAATCCTTGATGCAGAATATGATACAAAGAGAAAAGAAATACAAATGATAGTGATGGAAAAAGATCCACAGATTAACGAATACATTAGAAATGGATCAATTAGTGCTGTATCAATTAATGGTGGTAATCCACTCAGACAAGTAATAGAGAAATGTGATAATAACTGTACATCTAATTGTGAAATGTGCAATGTCCCTCAAGGTGTCATATTGGGGGAGGATGATGGTATCGGTATGACTTGGGTTGTAACTGATCCTCGTGGTATATTTTGGAATGGCAATCACATAGAAACAGCAGAACCTGGAATCAAAAATACGTTCATTGAAATATTATAGTTAAATACAAATTTTCTAACATACGATAGGAGGTGATAGAAATAGGTGAAATACATATTCTTAGAAGTACTCTTCGAGGTGAAATGAATAGTATGGATCTAAAGCAGATTACAGTTGAAGAATCCATATTAAATGTCTACCAACATTTAGACAAACTCGCTGGAATACTTATAGA